GTTCAGAGTTCTTAGTTCTGAATCATCGGCTGAACCCGGCAACTGGTCAACCAGTCGTGCGCCCTATCAAAGAGAGATCATGGATGTCATTGCTGATCGATCCATTGAGATTGTAGTATTCTCAAAATCATCTCAAGTGGGTGCCACTGAGATCATCAATAACATCATCGGATATTATATTGCTCAGAATCCCTCCCCTATTCTGGTGCTGCAACCGACATTGGATATGGCTCGAACTTGGAGCAAAGACAGACTGGCACCCATGTTGAAAGCAAGCCCGGCACTATCAAACAAAGTCAAAGAGCCGAGAAGCCGAGACAGTGAAAATACAGTGCTGCACAAGAAGTTCCCCGGAGGGAACCTATCAGTCGTTGGTGCCAACTCAGCCTCCTCACTTGCATCAAGGCCAGTGCGGATCCTGTTGTGCGATGAGGTGGATCGTTATCCCGATTCAGCAGCAACCGAAGGAGATCCCGTACAGCTGGCAATCAAAAGAACTCAAACATTCTGGAATCGGAAGATTCTTATGGCATCAACCCCAACCATCGATGGAGTGAGTCGAATACAAGCAGCATGGGAAACATCCGATAAACGATTCTATTTGGTGCCTTGCCCTCATTGTGATGAGAAGCAAAGACTGGAATGGAAATATATTCAGTGGGACGAAGGGAAGCCAGAGAGTGTTTATTATGCTTGCCAACATTGTGGCGGTGTCATTGAGGAAAAGCACAAAATCAAGATGCTGCAAGATGGCGAATGGAAGGCAAGCGAAGAAACAAAGAAAGTCGCTGGCTTTCATATTTCAGAATTGTATTCACCTTGGTCAACTTGGGAAAGCATGGTTCAAACATTTCTGGAAGTGAAGAAGCACCCGGAACAATTAAAGACATTTATCAACACAGCCTTGGGTGAAGTATGGACTGATCAGGGAACTGAGATTGAGACACATGAACTGATGGCAAGGCGAGAGAATTATGATGCAACACTGGTTCCAAAAGAAGCCTTAGTCATTACAGCTGGGGTTGATATTCAAAAGTCTCGAATTGAAATACAAACAATTGGATGGGCTATGGATTCTCAATCTTATGTGATCGAATACAAAATATTCTGGGGCGAGACTGCACAATCAGCAGTGTGGGAAGAATTGGATGAGTTCCTAAAGAAGAAATATAAAAAGGATGATGGCAGCTTCATTGGTATCGCATGTACCGCTGTTGACTCTGGTTATCAAACTCAATCGGTCTATAATTTTTGCAAAGGTAAATCAGGCAGAAGAATATTCGCAATCAAAGGAATGAGTACAGCCGGAAAGCTGATTGCGGGTCGCCCTACTCAAACAGGAAAGCAAAGAATCCCATTGGTGCCTGTTGGAACCGATACCGCGAAAGAAGTCTTATTCTCTTGGCTTCAAGTGGAAGATGTTGCTCCCGGCTACATTCACTTCCCCACTGACTTGGATGAAGAATACTTCAAGCAGCTGACCTCAGAAAAAAGAATAATCAAATATGTTAAGGGTCAAAAAAGATTGGTGTTTAAACCAATCAGGGAAAGGAATGAAGCACTCGATACATGGGTCTATTGCTTGGCTGCCTTTCATGTATTACAGCCCAATCTCGAAAAGATCGCCATGCGAAAGAATGAAATCAAAGAAGAACGAAAACCGCCCACACAATCACCGGGTCTACAAAGGAAACTACCTAGAAAATCTTTCGCCAATTCATGGAAATGAAATAAATACAACAACTTAGGGATAACGCTTGACATTAAAAAAGTGGCTCAATATCCTTACTTATAATTGTGCAAAAGGAAATCATCGGTGGCGAACCTTTTTAATTCAGTCAACTATCCAACTCAGGTTCCAGATACGCTGACCATAGGTGATCGGTTTGTTTGGAAGCGAACTGCGATGGTTGCCGATTATCCGATAGCAACATATCAAGTCAAATATTCATTTAGATTGCTCAGTTCCGCTGCGACAGAGATTGCAATAACAGCCACAGAAAATTCTGATCCAGATGAATACATTGTCGAGGTCGGATCAAGTACCACAGCTGCTTATACCGCTGGCGATTACACATACCAAGAATACGTTGTTCGAAGCTCGGACTCAGAGCGAATTGTTTACAGCACAGGCATTATCAAATTAGAGCCAAACTTGGATGCAGATACCTCTGACCCAAGATCAAGCGCGAGAAAGATACTGGATGGATTGAATGCCATGCTTGAGAATCGTGCATCCATTGATCAAATGTCGATGAGTATTGCTGGTCGATCCTTGAGCAGAATGACTCCCGCTGAGATCAGAGATTGGCAGCAGCACTATCAATACATCGTCAGCAAAGAAACTAAAAAAATGAGAATTAAAAAAGGACAGCCCACTGGTTCTGAAATTAAGGTGAAATTTTAATGGCATGGTATGACAGATTATTAAGAAGAAAGAAAAAGACTTCTTCATTCAAGCGGTCTTATTCTGGGGCGCAAGGTGGAAGATTGTTTGCGGATTGGGTTGCATCAAATAACTCAGCAGATCAAGAGATATCCACTGCACTACAAACATTGAGAGATCGATCCAGAGCATTGGCAAGAAATGATGGGTATATATCCAGATATTTAAAAATGCTGATCAATAATGTGGTCGGTCATTCAGGGATTCGTCTTTCAATGAAATCAAGAAACGATGACGGTTCACTGGATATCGCTGGTAATCAAATCATTGAAAGTGCTTGGCATGATTGGTGTCGAAATGGAATACCAACAGCCAATGGCAGACAGAGTTTCATTGATTGCCAACAGTTATTTGTGGAGTCACTAGCTAGGGATGGCGAAGTGTTAATCCGACATCTTAGATCAGACAACCGATTCGGCTATCAGGTTCAGTTTTTAGAAGCCGATCACTTGGATGAAAACTACAGCACCAAGAATCAGGACACTGGAAATGGCGTAACGATGGGAGTTGAGACCAATCAGTTTGGGAAGCCTGTTGCCTATTACATTCTAAAGAGTCATCCGGGATCTAGCCTTGGATATAACTACAACAATAAATACATCCGATTGCCAGCCGAGGACATGATTCATGCTTATATGCCAAATCGTGCTGAACAAACAAGGGGTGTGCCTTGGACTTCCTCAGTGCTTGCCAGAATGAAGATGTTATCTGGTTTTGAAGAATCGGCTGTGGTGAATGCTAGAGTCGGTGCATCGAAAATGGGTTTTCTTGTTTCACCAAACGGTGAAGATTATTTGGGCGAAGACACTGAAGATACTTATACGCCAGTAATGGATGCCTCACCCGGCACCATTGAACAACTGCCAGCTGGCAGCGAATTCAAATCATTTGAGCCTGATTATCCAAACACCACATTTGATCCATTTCAAAAAGCGATACTCCGAGGGATTGCATCGGGTTTAAATGTTTCATATGTCGAATTAGCCAACAACCTTGAGGGTGTAAATTACTCATCCATTCGCCAAGGTGTTATGGCAGATCGAGATCAATACAGAATGATTCAAAGATTTGTGGTTGATCACTTCATTGATCCAATCTTTAGAAGATGGCTGCTCAGTGCAATGACCACTAGAGCCATTGAATTACCAATCAGTAAATATGACAAATTCGCCAACAGTGCCACCTTCATACCACGAAGCTGGACTTATGTTAATCCACTCCAAGAGATCCAAGCACAAATTCTTGGAATGCAAAATGGACAAGTAACCATGCAAGACGTTCAGGCCAACTTTGGTCGGGATGTCGATGAATTGTTTCAAACAATCAATGCTGAGAAAGCATTGGCAGATCAGTATGGGGTTGAGGTGGCTTTTGAGCCTTTCGGGGTTGCAAAACAACCAGTTCAACCCGATATCGAAGGTGATGAAAATGAATAAGCGATGGCGGTGGGTGCATTTTGGGTGATGTAAGGCAAAGAGACAGAGATTTCTCCGCTCTGTTTGTGTGTGGTGTCAGGGTCTTTGCAAACTGGAAAAGAAATGACTGAAAAAGAAAAAGAAAAAGAAGAACTGGAAATAGTCTTTGAGCCGGATGAGGAGTTGGAAGAACTCATTGGCGAAGACATGGTGATTGTTTTCACCCCGTGTGACGAAATACAAAGTTTTATTGTGAGTGAGGAAGATGCCTCCATTCACTAAAAAAGAATTTGAATCGAAAGATTCAATGGGCGAGTCGAAAGACTTGAAAAATAATCTTCATATCAAAGAGGAATTAATGATGAAAAAAGAAGAAGTAATTCTCTCTACGAGTGAGGGAAATGAAGTACAACCAGAATCTGAAGACAGGACTTCAGGTGAAGAGAAAATGTTTAGATCAGTCGATCTATCAAGAGCAGAGTTTATCGATGAAGATAAGAGAACTGTTCGCATTGCTCTAACCTCAGAAGCACCTGTTAGAAGACCTTTTGGTTGGGAAATACTCGATCACAGTCAAGAGTCGATCAATACTGATTTCATTGGACAAGGCCGTGCGCCTTTGCTTTTGGATCATGATATGAGCCGACAAATTGGAGTGATTGAGAAATTTCAATTGGACGAAGATAGCAAGCGGACACTTGCTAAGGTCAGGTTTGGTCGATCTGAACTCGCCAGTGAAATTTGGCAAGATGTGGTGGATGGCATCCGATCTAATGTATCGGTAGGTTATTCAATCACAAACATGGAACGAGATCAGGATGCTGACGAACCCACTTATCGGGTTGCATTCACTCCTTTAGAAGCCAGTATCGTATCGATCCCGGCTGATCAAAGTGTGAATGTCGGTGTCGCTAGATCCGAGCCATCAGAAATAAACCCAACAAAAGAAGCTGAATCCGTTGAGGAAACAGTGGAAGTTGTTGATGAATCTAACACTCTAACTATTGAGGAAAAAACAATGAGTGATATAGAAACTAAAGACGTTGAAATAAACGTTGAAGATGTTCGTAACACCGCTGTCAAAGAAACTAGAGCTAATGTTGCAAAAGAAAATGATGAAATATTAGAACTCGGTTTTCGCCACAATCAGTCTGAGCTAGCTAGAAAAGCAATCAGGAATGGAGCTTCTATTGAAGACTTCAGAGGACAACTTTTGGACTCACTTCCTGTTGATCAGCCATTGGACACTAAAGAGATCGGATTAACCGAAAAGGAAACTCGTCAATTTAGTATTTTAAAGGCTGTTCGTGCTATGGCTAACCCAGCTGATATCAGGGCGCAAGAAGCAGCTAAGTTCGAATTTGAATGCTCAGCAGCAGCAAAAGACAATTACAACCGGAACACTCCGGGTCTTACGCTTCCAGCTGAGGTAATGGGTAACTGGCATGCCAGAGACATCAATACAAGTGATGATTCTGGTGGCGTTGGTGAAAGATTCCTTCCGGGTTCTTTCATTGAAGCCCTCAGAAACGCTTCTGGCGTAATTGCTGCGGGTGCAACAGTTTTAGCTGACCTAGAAGATTCAGTAAAAATTCCAAAAGCAACTGGCGTAAGTACAGCTGCTTGGATTTCTGCTGAAGGTGGTGCTGCTGCTGAATCAGAAATGACACTCGGCTCAGTCACTTTGAGTCCTAAGACTGCAAGCATGTACACAGAAGTTACCAATCAAATGTTGCAACAATCAACACTAGACATGGAAAGAATTATCCGAAATGATCTAGCTGGTGGTATTGCTACTCTGATTGATTCTGGTGCATTAGCTGGGTCTGGTTCTTCAGGCCAACCAACTGGTATAGATAACCAAACTGGTGTTAATACTCAAACATTTGCCACTGATTCGATCCCAACTTTCGCTGAGATCGTATCAATGGAAGGCTCTGTTTTGGGTGACAATGTTGTATTAAGCAATCCAGCTTATCTAACCACTTCTGCGGTAGCAGCAAACATGAAGTCAAAGAGCAAAGATACAGGCTCTGGCACGTTCATTCTTGACAATGGTCAAGCAAATGGACATCCAGTGTATGTTTCTAATGCTGTTGCTGCTGGTGTTGCTTACTTTGGTAACTGGGCTGATCTTCTGATCGGGCTTTTTGGTGGAGTTGATATTCTTGTTGATCCTTATACTGGATCTGCAAATTCAATCACTCGCTTGAGAGCAACTCAGTTTGTTGACGTTGCTGTAAGGCATGCTCAATCATTCACTAAAGGAAGTGATTAATTAGCTTAGGTGGGCTGGCTAATAACTAGCCCACTACTTTTGTTATGAAAAAATACACAGTTTTAAAAGGTTGCGGAATTGCTGGAACATTTTTCAAGGCTGGCGATACAGCAGAGGTATCTGATATAGATGCACCAAATTTATTGGCATCCAATCAGATTACTCATCATGTAAATGTTGAGAAACCTGTTGATCGTTCAGTGGGATTGAAAAAAAGCACTACTAAAACTAAAAAACGATCTAAGAAGTGATATGGGTCTTGAAAGCAGTAGCGATTTGGCTGGCTTCTTTGATACTGACTCTCATGGTAGTTCGGCAAGTATTACAATTGATGGATCTGCATCTACTATTGATGTGATCTTTAATCGGGAATATTACGAAATACCGGGTGAGGAAGTTTCGGTTCAGAGCAGTCAGCCTGTTTTTTACTGTCAAAGCTCCGATGTTGCTTCAGTGGAGCAAGGTGACACTATTGAAGTTGATAGTGTCACCTATAACATCGTTTCAGTTCAGCCCGATTTTACAGGGGTGACTGTTTTGATTGGTGAGACTCAATAATGTCTCATGTTCGACAACAGATCAGGGAAAGAATTGCAACCGAGGTCACTGGGTTGACTACGACTGGCAGCAAAGTCTATCAGTCAAGAGTTTATCCATTGCAAAGTTCAAATCTTCCCGGATTGTTGATTTATACAACAGCCGAAAGCTCTGAGCCTATTGATATGGGTGGTACGTCAAGAATTTTTAATAGAGTTCTGACCGTTGCAATAGAAGCATATGTAAAAGGGACTTCTAATTATGACGACACCATCGACACAGTATGTTCAGAGGTTGAGACTGCTTTAGGTGGATCAACTATAAACGGGTTGGTGAAAGATATTTATCTTGAGTCAACCGACATTAACTACCAAGGCGAAGGGGATCAGCCATTGGCTGTAGCCACAATGTCTTGGAATTGCTTATATCAGACTGCTGCAAATGCACCTGATACAGCATTATAAACAATAGAGGAAAATAAAATGGCACATGTAGGAAAGGATGGGGTCGTAAAAGTTGGATCTGATGCTGTGGGATCAATTCGATCATTCAGTATTGATTACAACTCTGACACTGTTGAGACAACTAAGATGGGCGATGCTGCTAGGACTTATACTGGCACTTTGAAATCTTGGTCTGCTTCAATTGATGCAATTTGGCTCGAAGATACCGATGCTGGACAGCAAGCACTGAATCCGGGTGATGAAGTTACTCTGAATATGTACCCAGAAGGGGATCAGGCTTCAGATACTTATTACACTGGAACAGCGATTGTGACTGGTGTTTCGATCAGTACATCTTATGATGATTTAGTCATGGTGAGCTTCACTGCTCAAGGTGATGGCGATCTAAGCATAACAACAGTTTAAGATGAGTAGCCCAATTGATAATGTTAAAGCTCATTATCAGAGCCTTGACATCAGAAAGCTAGAAGTCGAAGAATGGGGGATTGATGGTGAGCCTTTGGTGATCTATGCAAAACCTCTGACTCTAGATATATCAAAAAGACTGGCACATCTGGCAAGGGATAACGACATGGAAATGATGGCATTAGCCATTATTCATTGTTCTATGAATTCAGATGGAGATCGTTTATTCGATCATGGTGATAAACCAACACTGATGAAAAAGGCTGATGTCGCTGTGATTAATAGAGTTGCGACTTGGATATTCCAGAGCGATGAAACCGTTGAGGATGCTGAAAAAAAGTAAGGGCTTCTATTGACTTGCAAAACAGGTATGCATTGGCT